CGATTTTGGTTCCATGAACAGGATGCTGCAAATAAATAAGAGGCATAGGTTAGGCGGGGCCGAAGCCCCGTTTATTTAGGCTACTACTGGGTATTCCCACTTACCTGCAACTGAGGTAAACAGCTTGCCTGCGCCGGTAGCATTGGTCGTTGTGGCCAATGACCCCGCCGGAGCAGTTGTAGTGGTAACGCCAGCGGTAATCGCCGAGGTTAGAAAATACAGTCCTGCGGTGCCATTAGCTACTGCTGCGCCGTTAGTTGCAGTGGTAGTGATAGCGCCCGATGCTGTAACCGTGCTGGCCGTAACCGCAGCCAGCGCGGTAGCACCGGTGACGGTAACGCTGTCAAACTGCGGGTCGGCAAACGCTACGCCGACAGCTTTCGTGTTAGGCATGATAGCTCCTCAAAAACGGGGGCCGAAGCCCCCAAGCATTAAGAGATACGGTACAGAGTCCAGGTGCCGTCACCCGTCTTGCGAGCACGGAAGTGACCCGAAGTAGCTTCAGTCACCACCATGTTGCCGACCAGAGTCCAGCCTGTAGCCGTAGCAACTGTCACGTCATCAGTTGTTGCATCTGCGTTGATGACGTAGAAGTCAAATGCTGCGTTGACTTTAGCTGCGCTAGAAATGCCTGCTTCCAGATCAGCAACGGTTGGCAGAGTCAGATTGCCAGCCGAGCCGTTGAAAGTAAACAGACCGTTTGCGAGTTGAGCTGCAGTAGCAGTTGCTGCTGCAGTCAGTGCGGTTGGTGCGCCCTGAACAAACAGTTGCGCCTCGCCGACGTTGCCGTCGCCAACTTGGTAACCACCAGCGCCATTAGGAAGTGCCATGATAGATATCCTTTAAAAAATGTTGTTAATGGGGGCCGTAGCCCCCACCAAGACTTAGCCCCACATGCGGCAAGCCATTTGCGGACGGATTGTGCTGTAGCCGTACAGCACGTCAATACGGCAAGGCAGACGGTCGTTGTTGATGTCGTACTGACGAACAACACGCAGCGAGATGCCGTTGTGTACTTGACGCGAAGCCATATCGACGCCTTGTGGCATCAGCAGGTCGGCGGTAGCGAAAGTGATCGCATCCTTATGGTAGATCAGGTTCTGAGCGTACTGGGTGCTAGCTGCGCCCAAGAACGTAACAGCCTTGCCAGTTGCAGGCAGAGCAGTCATGGTTGCCAGTGCGTGGCTGGAAGAGTACATCGGAGCCACGGTGACAGTCCAAGTGCCCGACACAGCGGTAGCGTCAGCCAGAGCCACGAACTGGAACAGCGAGCCAGTGGACTCACGAGTCTGTGGGTTAACAGCAAAGCTGTCAGCAATCGTAAACACGTCGCCAGCCTTGATCGTGGTGGTCACCGAACCCTGCTCCAGCAGGATGGTGGACGCGCCTTCAGCAGTCACGCCTGGAGTCTTGACCAGAGTGGATGCAGAAGCGTCACGCGAACCAGTGGTGTGCTGCTTGATCGACTGAGACATGTTGACTTCTTCAAAGCCCAGAACACCGGTGCCCATCATGCCGTTTTTGAACTGGCTGGAGATGGTGCTGGTTGGGTTGAACAGACCTTTCATGCCTTCAACCAGACCAGCGTTAGCAGCTGGGTTAACAGTTGCGTAGCGTGGCGACATCACAGCTGCGTTTTCGTTCAGCTTCTGCTGGGCTTGCAGCAGAACGAGCGAAGTCGAAGGCGTGGTGCCGGGAGTGCCAACCGAATTACCGACGGTCTTGTAGGCGTTAGCGACGTCAGCATCGATCGATGCAGCAAGCTGCGAAATACGAGGCTTCAGAACACGCTCTGCGAAGTCATCCAACTGCATGGTGAGTTCGGCGGAGGTGAAGTTCACGCCAATGTGCTTCTGCGAAGCAACAGTCAGCGTGGTGAACTGCTCGTTGTCGTCCTGAACTTGCAGGGCGGCACCGTCAGTCACCAGAGCGCGGTCTGGTAAACGGATACGCAGTGTGGAACCAATTTTTGCGCCTTCAACGGCGAAAGAATCGTCGTATTGACGATTGACGTTACGAGTGATTACCAGGTTGTTCTCGAGGATCTCAAGAGCCTTGCGGGTAATCATGTCGATGGTAAGAATCGAGTTTGCCATGATTTATATCCTAAAAAAAATTAGCGGTTACGTTGAGCTTCCCACTTTTTGATTTGACGCTGGCGCTCTGCCTCAATCCACTCTGACGTACTCATGTTCTTGATAGAACGTGGGTCAGTCGTGTCATAAGACGGCGCGCCAGTGCCACGACCGCTGATCGGTGCTATCGGTGGTGGGGCGCTTGTCGTTTTCTTGACCGGCGGATTGTCGCTCAATTTAGCTTCAATCTTGCCAATCTCTTTAGCCTGTAGATAAGGCGACAGACGAGAAATACGATCAGCTTCTTTCGGGTTGGTGCCAAGGTAATACGCTAAATCTGGCCCAACTTCCGACGCTTGGATTGTCTCAGCCATTACGGTCGTAATTGGCAAGCTTGGGTTGTATGCGACTTGTTCAAAGTCCTCATACTTGCTCCGAGCTTCCTCTTCACGATCGTGGTAAGCCTCCAACGCTTCCATGCGTGCGCGGTCAGCTTCACGTTTAGCCAGAAGTTCTTCAGCCTTTTGAGCAGCCAATGCTTCGGCATACTGATCAACAGACTCAAAATTCTCTAGCG